ATTCTTCCCTTGTCCTCAAGAAACTTCTGTGCGTCTTTAGCTAGTTCAATGTCGTCAAGTGCCTCTGCACTTGGTTGCCCCACTATTCTTCTTGCTGCTGGAGCTTTTACAGGAGTAGGCCGAAAAGAAGGAACAGCAGACTCCAACGCTTCATCAGCGGACTGACCAGTTTTAACTTGGTCAATAATTCCGTCCATTAAAGGAGTAAATTCGTAGATATCAATAAGCTTGCCCTTACCAGCTTTTACGGGCTTGTTTTCTACAAGGCCAAAGTGTTCAAATAATTTGACATAATTAAGCATACTTGCTTTGCCTTTAGTTCTAGCTTCGTATCCAGTAGGAAGTCCAATTTTTTCCTTTTTAATTTCTGTTAGCTTCCCAAAAAAATCAATAACGCCCGGTGTAACTTTTCTAGTTGGTTGTAAGTCTCCTATTCCTTTAAAATTATTGGCGTAAGCATCAATCATTCGCCTAATAATAACACGGAACGGATCATCTGGATCATCAATACCAAGAATAAACCCAACTTCTTTTGATAGCTTATTAGCCATACCTAGTACCCAAACACAATATCACGAGGTGCAGGGGCAGTATCCTTGACCCTGTGCGCCCATGAATCGTAGTTAATGTTATTGATCTGTCGTGTCATACACATATACCTTAGAGCATCGTATGCGTGATCTTCTGCTTTTGTATCGACATCCTCGCTGTTCGTGCGAGAAAGCGGAAGAGAAGGAAGGGTACGAATTAAATTGCCACAAGTAGAGAAGATACGAAGGTGTGGCTCTTCTGTATCCTTATCAAACTGTAGCCGCTTATGAATCTGAAGCTTTCCGGCCATCCTGTCTGAGTTAGAAGGCATCCAACGTATGCCTCGCTCAATCATTGTCTGAGCTACAGAAGGTGCCCCTGCTACTCTGTTCCAGCAGGATTTGTCAAGGACTGAGGTGTACATTGGAGGGTCGAACGCTTCTGCCTCATGTATCGAATCGGCCAAGTCATCAGCCGTAAGGCGAGTTGAATACAGTTCACGATAAATCCATATGTTTCCATCGTGATCCACAGCGCCCCAAAGTACACAAGAGGGGCTACTAAAACCATAGTCAGCAGCACGAAAGCGGGGCCATCCACTAGGTATCTCAAACGGGTCGCATACATGTCGGTATCTATTAAATTCCGAAAACGCCGCGCCTTCTGCAACATCCCAATCTCCATCAAGTAATCTACGTCGTTCTACCTCTGGGAGCGAAAGAAGCATCGCTTCATATTCACCAGAAGCCATAAGGTATGGGTTGTCGGTTAGCCTTGCCGGAATAAACTTCCGGTAAAACAGAGGCTGACCGGCTTTCTTGTGATTTGGCGGGTAAAGCAGCGGTTCGCCAGAATCAATGTCAGCAGCAGGAAATGGTCTGTTTGGTTCATTACGATCAATGAACATCTTCTTGATCCACCAACCACCAACTCCACCGGGGTTAGCAGAGGCTCTCATGTACGTTTCAATGGATAGGTCTGTTGTACGGAGCCTAGAACGAAGATAATCCCACACATAGGGTGTAGGATAGTGGCCTAGCTCATCGACACCAATCCATGAGAACGCCTGTCCTTGGTATCGTGTTACGTCTTGGTCCCTATCAACGTAGGACATTAGAAGTGTAGCCCCACTCGGAAAGACCCAAAGGTTCTTACTTTCACGGAAGTGTGCCCGTGGGAAGGCTTTGGGGTAGAGCTTCTTGGACTGGTCGATCAGTTCTGCAAGCTCGCCCAAAGTCCTACGTAGTAGTAGGCCCCGGAAGTTACCATTATCTGCATAGCGTAGGGGATCAACTAGCAGAGCGTAACTCTTGCCACCACCGGCAGCGCCCCCGTACATAACTTCTTTTTCGGGTGCAGCTAGAAACTCGGTCTGTGGGCCGGGATTAGGCGAAAAGATTAACTCTCTGTCGCCTTGTTCAAGGGCTTCCTGTACGTCTTTAGGTATAGAAGCTAGAAAGTCCGTATCTGTTACACCACCATTCTCTAACAGATCAATTGTCTTAGTGTGGGTTTTCTTCTTCTTTTCTGCGTTATCTTTGACTCTTTGAGCGGCAAGCTTTTTCTTTTCTGCTTCGCGAAGTCGCCGCTTCGCTAGTCTCTTGGCTTGCTCGACACGACTGACGTTGTAGGCTCCCTTTTCACCGGGAGCTAGCTTAGGTCGCGCCATCGGTATTTTGTGGTGTTACGTCTAGCATTGGTTTCTTACCCGGTAACAGCACAATTCCGTGCCTTATATCGCCTGTTATTTCCATTTGTTGGCGTTTTGTAATACCAACCCTATCAAGCACATCTCCAGCAGCTTTATAGCGCAGTTCTAGGCGATTAACGGGTACATCAATGTTATTACCAAGATTCATAGTATCTACAATGTTCTGTGCCGCTTCTACGGCAGCGCCGTTTAACATTAAACGTGTACGCTCTTGTATTTCCTCTTTTAGAGAAGACAGAACATCTCTGCGGCTGTTCGGGCTGTAGCCAGCCTCTTCCATTGCCGCTGGGATGTCACCTCGGTTAGAAAACAAGACACTCAGGAAAGTCTCCTGTTTCTCTGTCAAGTTCTTTTTTAGTAAACCTTGGCTCATAAGTGTTATCTTAGCTTTATTGTTAAATTACTTGGATAGCGCAGAACCTGTTAGTATAGCTCCAAACGCTAGGTGGAACAAACCACCCCCCATTAAAGTAAAAGGATTGTGCTGTCCTGTTAGTGCTTTCATAAGCTCCATCTGAACCATAGGTTCTGGAGTGTTATTAATGATTTCCATGAACAGACTAATGTCTGGTCGGTTTAAACCGTACCAAATGGGTACAAACAGAAAATCATAGAAGCAAATTAGCAGGTACATTGACAATGCGGCCCACCGCCATGTCATAGTTGCCTTTTCGTGGGCGTTTAGAGCCACTGTTAACTAGAGGCACGGAGGAACGCATTTTGCATTACTCGTCACAAAGATTATAACGCCAGCAGCTATTGCCACCAGTGCCATCAGTATGATTACTTTTTTAGTTGTCATGGAGTTTCCTATGTAACAGATTTACTACAAAACAAATGATGCAAGAACAATTACTGCTAATATAGTTAGTATGCATGATTTTGCGGTTGGAATAGCGTTTCCTACTGTAAATGTATGATTTGGCCTCTATAGAAAGAGGCTTCTTGTTGCCCTACTAAGTTTGCTGATGCAAAAACAATAGAATGTATTTCTGCTTCAACCTCATTCTCCCAGAATCTTAGGAAAGTAGAGAACTCAGGGTATTCTGGGGCAATATCATACTTTTGAATAATAAACTCTTGCAACAATGCAGGGAAATCTGGAAATCTGTAGAAGATATGCGCTGTTGTCAAGGTATAATCAGGTATTCTACTTACGGAACTCACTGTAAAATTTCCAATTTGTGCTGTTATTTGGGGAAATACTGAGTGTGCGTAAGCAGAAATACTAGTACATATATTATATACTAGTATAACGCTGTGGGGAGTTTTGTCAAGTAAAAAATAACATAAATGCAACAAAACTAAAAAAAATTTTATAAAACAAAGATTCTGCTTGACAGAACCGCTCTCAGGGTGTATAATAGTATTATGTTTGCCGCGAGGTAAACATACCTTACTACATTAAGTACAGCACAAGTCCCATTAAGAACAGCTCAAACCCCTTCATTGGGGTTTTTTATTGGGCGCAGTACTAAAAAACAGCTCAAAATCCAAAACAGTTTAAAAAATACAATTTCGAGGGGCTGGGTGTATAGTAGTAGGGAGAGGGTGGCGTGGCCCTAGCCTACCCCCCCTCAGAATATACTTATTTATCAATGACTTACGATGGACAAAATAGTCGATATGGTGTCGCATAATATATATTAAGGAAAGCGAATAAACGGCGGGATTCTGCGGGCTAAATGGCCTGATTTATGCGACTGTTTTGTGCTGTTATGGGTGGTGGCCCTTTTGATATTTCTTGATTTGCATATTTTGTGTACATGCGCGCGCGTTTTTGCGCTTCTTACAAATTCAAACCAGACAGCAATTCGCAATTAATCCAGCCCGGTCAGTCGGTTGGGGTGATATCGATAGTTATTGAGAACAGCACAATTATTCCCAATCATCCACCTGATTTTTGAACCACGAGGCAACTGCCATGACTTGAGTTGGGGTTGCGTCCTGCATGACTGCATTAGCCAAATGGCTGACGATGGCAACATTGCCGATGACATAACCCAAAGCTGGATTGAGTTTGTCGATTGTCGGGGAACACCTTTTGACGTGTTTCGTGCCTCGCTCAAGTAAAACACCAAGCGCAGGACACTGGTTATCTTTGGGCCAGATTGCGTTGATGTGGTCAAGGGTAAGGTTAAACGGTATTTTTTTACGGTTGGCGCGTTCTTCACACCTATTGCACATATCCTGTCTACGTTGGTCCTCAGTTTTAAGCGCCTGTTGCGCTCTTTTGCGGTCGTTTTCTTTTTGTCTCTCTTCCGGGGGCATGCTTTCATGCTTCTTGCGGCGTTTAGCGCGGTCCTTCTGTTTTTGTTCGTCACTTCTGCCTGTTCGCCATGCTTTAGAAACGCTCGCAACATGTGCTTTTTCTTGTGGGCCTAGCTCAAAACGGCGTTTCCGTTCTCGTGCGTTTTTCCGGTCTTTTGCT